GGTGGTACCAATATTCATGCTGGTAATTATACAGATACAAATACTACTTATTCTGTAGGTGATGGTGGTCTGACAGAGATCAACTTCACTTCTGCTGATAACACCAAGCTGGACGGTATTGAAGCCTCGGCAGACGTCACGGATGCCACTAATGTTGCGGCTGCTTTGACTAACGGTGTAGCAGCCCTTACGGCAAGTGAAGTCACCCAGCTCGCAAAAATCGGGACTGAATCCATCTCAGGTGCTGAGTGGGGTTACGTCGCAAATTCAACTGCCAGCTTCACCTCCACCCTTGAAACTACGATAAACGGTGCGACTCAGGACACGGACAGTGATGTATCAACTAACACATGGGTTTTAGATGAAGATGATTTTAGCTCCGACAGTGCAACCAAAGTACCAACGCAACAATCAGTTAAAGCCTACGTCGCCGCTAACGGTGGCGGTGGCGGTGGTAGTACAGACCACCTAGCTGTAGGTACGTACCACGGACTTTACGCTTTTACTTCCGGAGACAGGGACATCGGAGCCACGTTGGCAGGGTCTAGTCTGCGGTATTACAACGCTGGCTCGGCACCTAACAGCAATGGCTGGGGGACTAGCATAAGCAGCACTAGCAACACCTCTACCGTATCAGGCACATGGCGTAACATGAGTACTAGGAACTGGAAGGCTCAGACAGGGCGGGGGGGTAATACTTACTACGCTGGTCTCTGGGTCCGTATATCTTAACAAAGGAAAATACACATGGAGTATAGAAATCCAATAAGTAAATCTGATACAACGGTAGACTGTGAAATCAATCACCCACAACACGGCTGGATACCTTTCACTTGTAATCCAGAAGACGCTGGCGCTAACTTCGATGTTGCGGCCCTTCATGCTGAAATGCTTGCTGACCCTGCAACAGTCCCATACGTCCCACCAACTGAAGCTGAAATCCTTTACGAACAAACCGCAGAGGCGAGAGCTTATCGCAATCAGCTTTTGATTGAGACTGTTGATCCTATCGTCACCAACCCGCTTCGATGGGAGGACCTATCACAAGAGCGAAAGGATGGGATTGCAGCGTATCGACAAGCTCTTCTTGATGTAACGGATCAGGTAGGTTTTCCCGCAGATGTAGTTTGGCCTGAAGCACCTTCCTTCCTTGCATGACGCTTCACCTTCGCAATATATCTTTTGTGGCGGTTCCAAAGACTGCCACGATTGCGGTTGAGAAAGCATTCTCGCCATATGCGAGGGATTACGTCCAACACAGACACGATCCTGTTGATATTGTGAAACGTGGGGGAGAACAAGATTGCTTAGGCATCATCCGAAACCCACACGATTGGATTTTAAGCTATTACCTATATTTGAAGCACTCGCCATATTTCTATTCCTTAAAATCAATCTGGGGGATTGGAGGGAAGAGCTTTGAGCAGTTTGTCGGAAGGTTCTGCGATGGGCAACACTTGTGGCCTGAGCCTCTGCGTCTACAATCTATGTACTTGCTTTCCAGTGTAGCCAAGACAGACTTTATATATCGTTATGAGCATCTCTCAGATGCTGTCAGTCATATAAGCGCAGCTTGTGGAGAGCGACCGACTGTCGGGCGTTGTAACGTCTCTCAGAAAGAGGATGTTAAATTGAGCAAAAAAATGGCATTCTTGTTTGAGGCCGCAGCCTCTAAAGACTTTGAACTTTACGAAAGCACATCAGAGGTATTGATGAAATGTTAGGTTTGAAGTAATGGACACCACCCAAGAACAGATTAGGAAGGTAGCAGAGTTAGACCTCGTAACCTTTATCAAGCTTGTAGCACCACAACGTGTACTGGGTAACTGTCACGAGGATGTTTGTAAGTGGTGGACACGTCAAGATAAGAAGAGTCACCAGCTTCTTCTCTTTCCTCGTGACCACGGTAAGTCAGCTATGGTTGCCTATCGTGTTGCATGGGAACTAACTAAGAACCCTACACTAAGGGTCTTGTACATCTCAGCTACATCCAACCTAGCTCAGAAGCAGTTATCGTTTATTAAAAACATCTTTGAGTCAGACATACACCAGAAGTACTGGCCTCAACACTTAAATAAGGACGAGAGTAAACGTGAAAAATGGACTACAACAGAGATTGCTCTTGATCACCCAGACCGTAAGAAAGAAGCTATCCGTGACCCTTCAATCTTTACTGGCGGTCTTACTACCTCTCTTACGGGTATGCACTGCGACATTGCTGTCCTTGATGATGTCGTTGTTTTTGAGAATGCTTACACGAATGAAGGCCGTAATAAAGTTAAGTCTCAGTACTCTCTACTCTCGTCTATTGAAGGCAGTGAAGCACAGGAGTGGGTAGTCGGTACACGTTACCATCCTAAAGATTTGTACTCTGACTTAATGAGTATGGAGGAAGACATCTACACTAAACAGGGTGAGCTTGTAGGTGAAGAAAGTATCTACGAGGTAATGGAGAAGGCTGTAGAAGACAGCGGGGATGGTACTGGTGACTTTCTCTGGCCCCGTCAACTTCGTAAGGACGGCAAGATGTTTGGTTTTGACATTCCTATCCTAGCTAAGAAACGTGGACAGTACCTAGACAGGGTGCAGTTTAGAGCACAGTACTACAACGATCCTACTGACCCTGACAGCCAGCCTATCGCCTATGATAGGTTCCAGTACTACGACAAGAAGCACCTCGTCAGAGAGGGTGGACAGTGGTTCTACAAGGGGAACAAACTTAATGTTAGTTCAGCTGTTGACTTTGCTTACAGTGTCAGTAAACGAGCAGACTACACAGCCGTTGTCGTCATTGGTGTGGACTCTGAGAATAACGTTTACGTTCTAGACATTGACCGTTTCAAGACAGACAAGATTTCTGAGTACTTCAAACACATTCTTGACCTACTAAATCGTTGGGACTTTAGAAAGTTACGTGCTGAGTGTACAGCTGCTCAGTCAGCTATCGTGTCTGAACTTAAGGACAACTACATCAAACCTAACGGTCTAGCTCTTAAGATCGACGAGCACAGACCTAACAGACACCAAGGTTCTAAGGAAGAACGTATCGCAGCAATCCTTGAGCCTCGTTACGACAACCTACAGGTCTACCACTACAGGGGTGGTAACTGTCAGGTCTTAGAAGAAGAACTTGTTTCTCACAACCCCGCACACGATGACTGTAAAGACTGTCTAGCAGCTGCTGTTGAAGTAGCAGTCAAGCCTAGCAGTTCAGTAAGACGAACTCGAAGTCAAGATAACAATGTAGTATTTCACCCTAAATTCGGTGGTGTTGCATTTTAACACTTGACACAGATTACAAAGTGTGTTATTATTAACACATAGCGAGGACTAGGAATCATTATGGCTGGCACGACTATTGACATTAAAGGCGTAGTTAATCCACACGCCCTAGCTGTGGACATTGCAGACCGTTGGACATCGTGGAACAATGCACGATCCAGCAAGGTTGAGGAATGGAAAGAGTTACGTAATTATATCTACGCAACAGACACACGTACCACAAGCAACAACAAGTTGCCTTGGTCTAACTCTACGACTACTCCTAAACTTACGCAGATTGCTGACAACCTCCACGCAAACTACTTTTCTGCTCTGTTCCCACAGAAGAGATGGTTCCGCTTTGAAGCCACCGACACTGACAGTGACGTTAAGATTAAACGTGACATCATTCAGGCTTACATGCAGAACAAACTGAGTCAGTCTGACTTTGTAAACACAACAAGTAAACTTATCAACGACTACATCCAGTACGGCAACTGCTTTGCTACTGTAGAGTTCAAACGTAAGATCACAAACTTTGAGGATGGTGATCGTGTTGTAAACTACGTTGGTCCTAAACTGGTTCGTATTTCTCCTCACGACATCTGCTTTAACCCAGTAGCTGCTGAGTTTGCTGACACCCCTAAGATCATTCGTTCTGTCCTCACCTTGGGTGAAGTGCAACGTATGGTTGAGACTGCACCCGACAAAGAGTACATGTCTGACATCTTCAACAAGATGCTAGGAAACCGTGGTGCAGCTAAGGGTAACGAAGTAGACAACGACAAGTCCAAAGGGTTTGTAGCTGATGGCTTCTCTAGCCTGACTGACTACTATGAGTCAGACTACGTAGAAGTCCTTACGTTCTATGGTGACATTTATGACACAGATACAGGGGACTTCCTGAACAACCGTGTCATTACTATTGTAGACCGTTCCTATGTCTTGTCTAACGAAGAGAACCCTAGCTTCCTTGGTCGTGACCCTATCTTTCACGTAGGCTGGAGAGACCGTCCTGACAACCTCTACAGCATGGGTCCTCTGGATAACTTGGTTGGTATGCAGTACCGCATTGACCACCTAGAGAACCTTAAGGCTGACGTGTTTGATCAGATCGCTTACCCAGTTCTTAAGATCAGGGGTGACGTAGAAGACTTTGACTTTGAACCTAATGCTCGTATCTACTTGGGTGAGGAGGGTGACGTAGGTTACCTTGTACCTGATAGTACAGCCCTCAATGCTGACTTCCAGATTAGAGAACTAGAAGCTAAGATGGAGATGATGGCTGGTGCTCCTCGTGAGGCTATGGGTATTCGTAGTGCTGGTGAGAAAACAGCCTTTGAAGTTAACCAGTTGATGACAGCTGCGGGTCGTATCTTTCAGCACAAGACCGCTCACTTCGAACGTGTGTTCCTTGAACCTATCCTGAACTCAATGCTTGAAGTAGCTCGTCGTAATATGGACTACGAAGATACAGCTAAGGTCTTGAACGAGGACACAGGTCTGTACTTCTTTACACAGATTACACGTGACGATCTAAGAGCAAACGGTAAGATCGTACCAATGGGTGCTCGTCACTTTGCTGAACGTGCTCAACGTGTACAGAACCTTACCACCATGTATCAGATCAAGGCCTCTGATCCTACTGTGGCTTCTCACTTGTCAGGTAAAGAGTTTGCCCGTCTGCTTGCAGATGAACTGGGTGAACCAGCACTCTTCGGTGAGAACATTGCAGTCTCTGAGCAGCTTGAGACTCAGAAGGTCGTCACAGACGCACAGGTTGAGTTTGAGGCTGAACAAGAGGAAAGAGTAGAGCAGGACATGCAGCAACTACAAGCAGCCCCTCCTCAAGCCCCTGAGGAGCCTGTAGAGTGAAGGCAGCTTGGTTTAAGGACTGCAAGTCAAAGAAACAAAAAGAGTCGGTAGCACAGGTCCTCCAGTCTAATCGTGAGAGCCTAGACCGTCTTAAAGAAATCCTAGAGCCTATGCTAAAGGATACTACCCCTGCCGCTGACTATGACTCACCCTCGTGGGCATACAAGCAGGCAGATCGTAACGGGTTCAATAGAGCAGTGACCACTGTGCTGGACCTTATCAACTTAGACAAGGATTAACAATGAGTGTATTTTCTGAGGAGCAGGTGACCCCCGCAACGCAGAGTGAGCAAGTAACATCTAATGAAGCGGTGACCGCCCCTTCTACTGTAGGTGATCTTGTGGGTGAAGGTCGTAAGTTCAACGATGTCGAGGCACTAGCAAAGGGAAAACTTGAAGCAGATAAGTTCATCGAACAGATGAAACAAGAAAATGCTGCACTCAAGGCTGACCTAGAGAAACAGGCTTATCGACTTGGTGTGAATGACCATCTGGCGGAAAAGGCATCGGCATCCACCGCCGATCTTTCAGACCCCAACAATAATAATAGTGGCACTTCGAATACAGCTAATACCCAGCTTGGTTCGAGTGAAGCAAACATTGAGAGCCTAGTAGAACAGACCCTGAGGAAGCGAGAGCAGAAAAATGTAGCTGATAGCAACGTTGCTCTTGTTGAGGCAGAACTTGAAAAGGCCTACGGAACAGAGGCAGCTGCCACAGTACGGCAGAAGTCAGAAGAATTGGGGCTACCACTGGCAGAGCTACAAAGCATGGCAACTAAATCACCATCTGCGTTTATGCAGTTGATGGGGAAGCCAGCACTTAAAGCAAACCCACTGGTTCAGGGGAGCATTCGTACCGAAGGTTCTACAATGCAAGCATCCTCTGAGAAGGACTTTGGGTACTACCAGAGACTTCGCAGAGAAAACTCGTCCCTATACTATAAACCGTCAACCCAAAGACAAATGATGGCAGATGCTGATCGTCTGGGTGACAACTTCTACTGATAAAGGAATAAGAAAATGGCTGGTAACACCCTAACAACA